AACTCTTCAATTGCATTTCCTACAGGTACTCAAATACTTTTGGCTCAATACGGAGCAGGACAAACGACAATAGTTGCAACAAGTGGAGTGACCGTAAGAAGTAATGGAGGTAAGTTAAAATTAAACGTGCAGTATAGCGGTGCAACTTTGATAAAGATAGGAACTGATGAGTGGTATTTATTTGGAGATATAGTAGCATGATATTAGCAACACACGGATTTTTAGCAAGTTCTATTGGTCAATTTGATGCTGATGCACAAGCCTTTTTTAACCGAGTTACAACGGCTGGTGGTTCACTTTCATTAACAGAAAAAAATGCGGTAAATACATTAGTTATTCAAATGAAAACTGATGGTAATTGGACACCAATGAAAGCCATATACCCAATGGTTGGGGCGAGTGCGGCAGCGTGTGCGCAGAATTTAAAAAGTTCAAGTTTTACGGGTACATTTATTTCGGGTGGAACATATGCATCTACTGGTTATACTACAAATGCTTTGGGATATATGGAAACAAACATTTATCCATCTACCCACTTGTCTCAAAATTCAACGCATTTAAGTTATTATAGTAGAGTAAATAATAGTGGACCATTTGTTGATATGGGTATAGGTAGTTCCCCTCAGTTATTTTTATTGTATAATTACAGTGGTACTGCATTCAAAGCAATAAATAGGGCAGAGTCAGTAAGCGGAACATCATTCAGTCCGACTACATCTTTATTAATCGCTAACCGACCAAATTCTACAACCGAAAAGCATTATCGCGCTGGTTCATTAGTAGACACCTTGTCAATTTCAAGCACAGGAATAAATACAAATATGATTTATTTAGGGGCTTATAATAGAATGGGGGCAGAATGGAAAACAGCAAGAGAGTGCGCATTTGCTTCAATCGGTGACGGATTAACCGACACCCAAGCATCAAACCTTTACACCGCAGTTCAAGCGTTTCAAACAACACTTTCACGCCAAGTATGATAGGATATATTTTAACAATAGAACAAAAAGAGCAAATTAAATCTAAAAATTTTGCAACTAATATAGTTTTTAATTGCATTCAAGATATTGATGGCGTTTGGTTTTTGTTTCTTAGCGAACAAGACATCCCATTGGTAATAGCAAGTGAATATGCCTGGGTTCTTACCTTACCACAAGGCGAATACATTCCTAAACCATCACCTTTCCCTTTCAATGAAACTAACTGATACAACCGCTAATGCTTTAACTACAACGTCCTTTGTCGGGGCTTTTAGCTCTATTGCAACGACTTGGAATCCTATTATATCTGCAATCGGTGGTTTAATCGCAATAGTTACAGGCTTATTAGGTGCTATTTACTACATTAAAAAACTACGCAGATGATTGACCGCATATTTAAAAATTGGAAATCTACTGCTTTAGGGTTAGGAGTTATGGGCGTAGGCTTTTTACTCGTTTGGTTTGAAAAAGCAACATTAACTGAGTTTACGGCATTTATTGGCGGAGGTTTACTACTTTTATTTTCAAAAGATGGCAAAGCAGCAGATTAACTTATTTAAAGCAAAGCCAACTAAAAAACTTAGACGGCACACCAAACATAAGAATAAACACAAATCAAGTAAACCATATAACGCACAAGGAAGATGACAGAATTTGCAAGAATAAACTTTGCCGAAAGCAAGATACCTGTTTTCAAAGAGAACAAGGCAAAGAACTATATCACTTACGGTACTGATAACAAGTATCCTCAAATGTTAATTGACCTTTACAACAGTTCGCCAAAGCACGGAGCATTGGTGTCACAAAAGGCTCAATATATAGCAGGTGACAAAACAGAGGTAATAGCAAACAACACAGAGCAACTAACAATCGCTAATGATAAACTTGCTTCTATTAACGCTTACGAGTCCTTTGATGACGTTAAAGCAAAGATAGCTGCTGACCTTGAACTCTTTGATGGGTTTGCGTTGGAGATTATTTGGAACAAGGCGAAAACCTCCATAGCTGAGATTTATCACTTACCTTTTCAAAATGTTCGTATTTCTCTTGACGGTCACTATTGGTACGCTGAAGATTGGAGCGATAGAAAGTTAGATCCGATTTACTACTATTGCTGGAATCCAATCACTCGTGAGAATAAACAGTTGTATTATTTTAAAATGTACAAAGCAGGTCAAGGGGAATACCCAACTGCACCCTATCAGAGTGCTTTAAAATACATCGAAATAGACACGGAGATTGCAAATTTTCACTTGAATAGTATCAAGAGTGGTTTCTCTGCTCAAACTCTTTTACAACTCTTTAAAGGCGTTCCAACTCCTGAAGAGATGCGTCAGACTATTAAGAGATTCAAAGAGAACTTTAGCGGAACAGATAATGCAGGTTCTATTATCATTCAGTTTAATGATCCAAACGAAACACCATCTGTAGTTAACAACTTAGCACCCTCTGATTTTGACAAGCAGTTTGACCTTTTGAACCAAACTGTGCAGCAAGAAATCTTGATGGCTCATCGTGTGACATCTCCTATGTTGTTCGGCATCAAGACAGAAGGACAACTTGGTGGACGTTCAGAACTTATTGAGTCTTACGAGGCTTTCCAAACTGCATACATTGAGCCACGTCAGAACCAAATGGATAGAGCATTAACTTCTATTTTTAAGTTTATTACACCTGTAACCCTAAAAACTAAAAATAAGCCTCCTATCGGTTTAGATTACATCCAACTATTTGAGAAAGGAATTATCTCACAAGCTGAAGCACGTAGAGAGTTAGGCATGAGCGACACCGTTGCAATGTCTTCACATTCTAATTGCAATCACAATCCTTTCGGTTGGGACGACGACAAAGACTTAGCAGTATTTGAACAATTCGGTGAGTTAGCTTCTAAGTTTGAAAAAGTCCCTTTTGATTTTGCCTCTGCTCTTGAACTTATTATTCTGCAGTTTTTAAACGGAAACACAGAGTTAACACTTCAAGACCTTGCTAACAACATTAAGCAAGATGCTGATAAAGTAGCGGAGGCAGTAACCAAACTAATCAATGACGGCTTAATCACCTCAGCAGATAACATTTTAAACGTCACAGAGCAAGGAACTAAGACGCTTGTTGATTCAGGATTAGGCACAGAACTTTTAGTGCGTTATACCTACGAAAAAGCACCTGGAATAAGCGGCTCTGAAATAATACCTACTTCAAGAGATTTTTGCCGAAGTTTAATTGCTCTCAACAGAGTTTATTCACGAGAGGACATCGACACAATTTCGTCAAGAGTAGGTTACAACGCTTGGGAAAGAAGAGGCGGTTGGATGACAGTTAAAGGCTCTTCACCTGCTATTCACGTTCCGTATTGTCGACACATTTGGAAATCACAACTATTAAGAAGAAAAATCAATGGCTAACTTTGTCTATTTTATTTCAGTTACCTACTTAAAGGATAACACACCCATCAACGAAAATCTTGATGATAAATTACTTAAAAGTGCCATAAAAGAGGCACAAGAAGTGTATATTCGTGACATCATTGGTAGCGGTATATATGACGAACTGCAATTGCAGACCTTTAACGGTAATGTTACTGCTGACAACACGACTCTCTTAGATTCATACATTGCACCTTGTTTAAAGTACTACACTCTTGTCGAGTCAATGCTTCCGATGACTTTTAAATTCTTAAACAAGTCCGTTAGCTCACGTCAAGCAGAATTTGCTCAACCTATCACTCCACAAGAATTAACTCTAATTGAGCAGAGATACAGAGACAAGGCAGAATACTACGCTGAAAGATTGCGTAACTTCTTGAAAGAGTACCCACAGATTTACCCTAAGTATTTAAATCCTGGTAGTGGCTTCGATGTCATCAAACCAAAAAACACTGCTTTGTTTGGTGGTATGTACTTACCAGGTAACAACGATGATTGCTTTATTAACTATGACTTCCCAGAAGAATAAATGGCGGCTCAAAAACGAACAGAAACTAATTAAACTTTATGACGTTAAATCAGATTATCAAAAAAATTCAGACTCAGGCAGAATCCCACAAAATGGTGGGAAAGTTCGCAGTCGGGGCTGACTTTGATTTTGCAGTTGAAGAGGTTAAATATTATCCTCTTGTTTGGTTAGTGCCAAATGGTTTTCAATTCAACACCGAAACAAGATTAGTCACTTATAACTTTGAACTTATGGTAATGGATAGAGCCTTTGAAAGTAGCTCTAACACTATCGAGGTGCTTAGTGATAGTGCAGGAATTATTTTAGACATTGTCACACTTTTACGAAGAAACGTGACTGAAACAGACTTTGAACTTATTGTAAATGCAGCAGCAGAACCATTTTTTGATAGCAGCACAGACGTTGTTGCTGGTCATTCTATTAGTGTTAGTGTTAACACGCCCTACCTCGAAAGTTACTGTGACATCCCAACCTGATACGAGTAGGCTAATCATAATCAGAGAAATTTATGAGATTGAAAAAAAGCACGACAGTATTTACAAGGTGTTTGCTGATAGCATTACTTCTCCTAAGTCCACAGAGAGTCTTCTGTCAATTCTCCGACAGTACGATAAAAGAAATTAATTTGCGTCTGTTAGAACTTCACAAATGCCGCCAAAAACAGGAAAAATATATAGTTTTGGCTGCCTTAGACAGTTCCACAATTCAAGAGCAGCACAGTCAAATCATTAAATTAAAGAACGACAACTTTGAAATAAAAGGTCAACGAAATAGGTACAGAGATTTTTGCATTTTAAGTTGGTCTGTTTTGATTTTGTCTATATTACTATGAAGAACAATGTACACCGTTTCGATGCAGAATTTAAACCTAAAAAAGTACTACTCATCTCTGACATCCATTGGGATAA